TAGTGGTAGATAGTCAAATATAGTATCGCTCCTTATGGTGGGCCGAACGATGGGGAGCACTGTCTTGACTCTTGTCATATTTATTCCAAACCCCCGAAAATCGTCATCATGAATAAAACAGAAAGGCTCTTTGGGATCTAGTTCTATCACCGTTTCCCACTGTTTTCCGTCTTTTAGATCTATGTTGTAAGTTGTTGCAAAATCGAGGTTGACTTGATGATAAAAGTATCTATCAAAAGACATTTCACTTTCGGAAAACTTTTCCCAATTCTCATTATAAAAACCCACACTAATTATGTCCGCGTTTTTTATTTGTGGATATAGTTGATGCACATCCTCGTCTCCCGCTACGGGTATGATGTTTACGTTAGGGCCGCACATACATCTAACCGACCCTAGGTTATGATGCTTGCAAAAAATAAAAACACGCTCGTATTGACGAGCAAGCCTATTCACAATACCCTGCTGTATTATATGATCTCCTAGACCAAGATGCCCCAGAAAGATAACGTCGTTTTTCATGCTATCCCTCATAAACCCTATAGGAATCTGAGTCCTCATGAAAGGTTGAGATTTCTATAAAATCGCAAGGCTCAGAGGTATTCGCCGTAAAGGTGTGTAGCGTATAGGGTTCTATAGTTAGGTTGTCGCCCTTTTTTAAAACCTTGGTTTTAAAGTTGTGGTATAGATCGGTTTTGTCTGTAAATGCGTGTTGCCAGTCCCATCTGGGATTGTGGGCGTTCTTAACTTTTTCCGCTAGATTATCCGAGTATTTTGCATAAACAAGCAGCAGTTCCCCGCCTATTACATAAAACGTTTCCTTTTTGTTCTTGTGGTAATGAAACGAGCACCACTGGTTAGGAATTACATGCAGGTGCTTACCGCAGTAATCTTTGCTATTTTCTATCCATAGCTCATATCCCCATCTTTTGCTTACAAAATTCATTTTTCCCCCATTGTCATGAACGCGTTATTGAGATCTACGTCGCTGACAAATATATTTTTGTAACCCTTATCCGTCATATAGTCCTTGATAATTTGTGGCGAAAACATATTTATGTGTTTTCTGTTGTTCCACGGTCGCCAGTATTCTTGAGAATAGTCGGGCAAATAAAGAAATAACGTGCCACCCGTTTTTAAAACATCATACCAGTAATCCATAACGTCTACCCATCGGTCAATATGCTCCAGACAGTGACTGGAAAAAATATAATCAACCTTTTGTTCGGGAAGATTGAGAGCCTCCCATTCGTCATCCAAATTGAGATCTATTGGTCTAGCGTTGGGGAAAGCCCACCCTTTCTTGCCGCACCCCACATCATAACCGACCCCCTTACACACATGTAGTGCATAGGGTATCGCAAATTGAGCGGCGTTGCCCTCTGACTGAAATCTTGGGTAAACACTTTCTTTAAAATCAACCGTTTCAATCGGCATCGGCTATTCTCCCCTTTTAATTCTTTTCACTAAATTTGTGGTAGAATAATCATCTATTCTGTCAAAAAACTCAACTTTTGAATATTGCGATCCTACAATTCTTTTGTTTTTGTAGTCAGAGCCTATAATCATCAGGTCTGAAGTTAACTGTATAAGTTGCTCAAGCTCTTTGTCGGAGCTAAACACTACTACATTATCAACCCATTTTATAGCTTCTAACATCTCTGTTCTTAAAAATTCGTTGTTTATTGGGCGATCTTTTCCCTTCAGTTCTTTTACTCTATCGTCCGAGTCTATTCCTACGGTTAAAAAGTCACCACGAGATTTTGCGTGCTCAAGTAGTCTAAGATGCCCTATATGAAGGACATCAAAACACCCATTAATCCATATCTTTTTCATATTGCTAGCTCTGCTTTTCCAGCGTGGTTAACCCCGCCGGTTTCAGTATGTCTATGTATTGATTATATTTTTCTTTTTTTAATTTTATTATTGAGGAAGATCTTTCTTCTATGTTGTTGTCATCAATGTTATCAAAGAGCTCTTGTAAATATTCAGCGTCTAGCAGTATCTGAGAGCCAAAGTGTGTTACTGTTTCCGCCCTCTCATCGTGCTTAATGGTTATACTGGGGACACCAAAAGAAGAAGCCACTCCAGACCCGTGTACTCTCAGACTAACAACTAGATCAAACTCCTTGTAGAAGTCAAAGTAATCTTGATATGAGGACGAGTAAAACGGATCAAGCTTGAGCTTTGAAGCGTTGAGGTAATCCGAATATGCGTGGCACACAACAGCGGCTTTGTTTCTTCTAGCAAACTCTGTGAGCAGCTCTGTTTTTCTTTTGTCTTGAACGCCACAGCAGTCCACCGAGGCGTCTTGCCAACAAACAGCGATTCTTTTTTTCTGGGTCTTGGGCTTAATATTTATTTCTGGATTACAAAAGAAGGCTGGACAGCACACAAGATTGCTATCAAATATACTTTTCTGTGCTAGCGAGTCTCTTGTTATTTTTACCGTAGCTTTAGAAAAAACGTGTTTGTTTACGTCAGAAAGTGTGGGCGGACAACTAAAAATTCTTGCTAATTCCGCAACACCACGTGTAGTAAGCGGATGACCAACTCCTATAAACGAGAAATCCGTCCCAGTTTGTTCTATGTCTCTATACAAAGACAAACTTGCTAATGCCCACTCAGGACTTCCGGCAAAGATGAAGTGATCGACAAAATCTCTGCCTTGAGTGTGGTGATAAGACTGTGCTTCACCCCCCCCTTTGAGCAACCCAGTTCCAACGTATCGACCCCTATTAAAGATAATGGGGTTGTGGTCTATATTGATCAGGTTTCTTATTCCGCATAAAATTATTTCGTCTCCCGGATTCCACGTTACAGTTGAACTGTATACTATATTAGTCCTTGTCATTCCATCCCTTTCTTATAAATACATGTTCCTCTTCGCTGGATTACCTTAATACAGCAACTCTGTGCCGTTACTATAGAATCGCTAACGCTTAATCCACTGGCAATACTATAAGAAAACACGGCAGTAAAAACATCGCCCGCACCAGACACATCAAAGGTTTGCAGGGTTTTTTCCGGTCTATATTTTTCATCAAGAAACCTTGCTCCCTCTCCCCCCATCGTGATAATGGTTTTACGTTTGTTGGAGGGGTGGCTGAGTGTTTTTTTATTTTTGTTATACTCGTTTTCATTAAGTTTGATAAAATCAAATGAGTCTATAATCTTTTGGCTAATAAGTCTTTTGCTGTCCAAAACCGAGATGTACTCACTTGATCGCCCTATCTTAACTAAGTCCTCGTCATGTAGAAAACCTTTGCAGTAATCTGATACGACTATTAGGTCATATTGATTATCATATATTTCGTCAATATCCTGTTTCGATATTCTTTCTGTCGTGTCGTCGGTGTCTACTCTCAATAACAACTGATTGGTCTTTTTTTCTACAAATCTGGTTTTTATTATTTCCATAGGGTTATTAGATATCAATTTGGCATTGGGGCAAAACTCGAGCATATTCTGGTGCGTGTTTGCCGCCATTCCTAGGGCCTCGATTACCTCTATTTCACTGAGTATCGGAACCGGACCCTCTGGACACAACCTTGCACAATAACCATACGCATACTCATCAATACACGCGTCTCCAACTACTAATGTCTTCATTACAGCTCCGTGTATTGATAAGCTCTCTGTTCTTTTCCATCAACTATTTCGATAACCTCGCCCACAAAATTCTTGTCCTCATTCCGAGGAGTGGGAAAGTCTGTGGCCCAAGGTTCATTTTTCCACATCACCTTGTGCATATAATCTCTAGCGGCGTGCACTTTACAGTTTTCTGGATTTCCAAATACACGATATACCGCGTCTCGCAAAAAGTTCATGTCTGTCCAGAACCACTCTTCACGATCAGTGGTGTGCCTCTTTCCCCCCTGATGTTGCAAGCATAAATCTCGCATTGTTTTTATGCTAGTATCAAGAGGGGGGTACTTGGTAATTCCCCACATTCCACCGAGTATAGGTTTTCCGTGCTCAGGACTCCCGTGGTGTGGGTGATCACGCATGATGTGTAAAACCTTTTCGCTATCTTCCCATTCTGCAACAACGTCTGCTTCTCTCTGGCTTAGTCTAGAATCTGCGTCGCGTGAAATAAATCTTTCCACGTTGTCTTCGTCGTAAGCAAGAAATCTCCAGCTGGCTGGAAAAATTCCACAATCCGATGCGTTTCTCAGGGTTGCTCCCAAACCAAGTTTTTCGACGACATCGCTCGCCAAACTATTATCATGGAAAACGATCACTTCCCAGTCTGGATAAAACCGTTCTTTTAGTTCAATATTTCTATACATGCCCTCTATGTATTTAGGGTCGCCTCCAAACAAAGTAAACGAAATCAGTTTTCTCATGTTAAAAATTCACCTAAAAACTGGTAAGAGTTTTTCAAAATTCTAGTGCAGGCGGAGTGGTATCTAGATATGTCCGCACTATCCATTATGGCTCTTTTTTCAGCGGGGAGCACACATACTTTTATGTCTATGCATGTTTTAAATTTTGCTCCTCCGTAATAGGCCCTCATGGACATCTCGCCATCCGCACAGTAATAGTTGTATTCATCGTTGTAAAGCCCGTGTTTTCTAAATACATTCTTCTTGTATATCCCATAATTCATAACTATTTCGCCCCGTACTGGATTTGGATAGCTGTAGTCTGCACAGTTATGGAGATTCCATCCATTGTCTCGCATATGATTACACTTGAGCCAACTCTCGTCTTCTGTGTCGTAAGAGCTTCCTTCTTTCCAATTAAATAGATAGGCATCATGGTCTTCGTCTATTTGACTAAATACATCTTCCCAGTCGTTAACCAGAAGGATGTCGTCATTCCACTGACATATCAAATCGTGAGACGCGTGAGCAACGCCTAAGTTCATATAGTGTGGATATGGGCTTCTTTTTCCGTACTTGATTAGTTTAATATTGGGGTGATTCAGCTTATCTAAATACTCTATCGTCCCGTCCGTACTACCACCGTCCACCAAAACAAGCTCCACGTTGACAACGCTTCCGCTGTCCACCGTATTAGAAATAAGATCCGGCAGGTATTCTTCTCTATTTAAGGTTCCAGTTACAATACTAACGCCTTGCATATAATGCGTCTCCCCAGCTTTTAGATTGCCATATTTCGGCTATTCTTACGAATCCAACATCTTCCAAAAAGTCGTCGATATCTTCTATTAGAGGACAACCCTCGTAAACTTCGGCTCTGTTAACTTCTAAAATCATGGCGTCGATATTTTCTATGGTTCTGGTCGCCCCTTTTAAGACTTCTAGTTCATACCCTTGCACATCAATATTTAAGAAATTGTATTGAGGATCATAGTATTCGTCCAGAGTCCGAACTTCTACCATTCTTGTTTCTGGAAAGGTCACTTCTGGGTGTTCTTCTAGATGTTTTTTAGGCTTAAGTAACGAACTAGATGCTCCACACCCCTGACTCACTCCACCTTCTCTAAAGGATATATACATCTCTTTTGTGCACGATTCTGAACCTAGTGCTACGTTATGAATCTTTTCGTTAAATATACATCTTGACTTGATCAAGTTGTAAAGGTCTTCTTGTGGCTCAAACATCACGGTGTTGGAAAGACCAAGCGTTCTGTATTGGTTAAGCTCTTCGCCAGCAAATGCCCCAACGTGAATCACACCTTTAACGGGATACTCTTGGTTTATTTTTTTAAAATCAAATACCATCACATCCTCGCAGGAGATTTATTTCAGTGTGTGGACATTCTATATTTCTAAAATCTAGCAAGTCTAAATCAACTCTGCTGCCTAGCAAGTACGCGTCTAGCAGGTCTATGCTACTTTGTTCGTGAGACTCTCCCGACGAGTTGTCAATGTCCTGCTGCACCCTATTATTTGGGCTATTGACAACCACGCTCGTTTGAGGAGAAATCGTAAGAGATTCGGCAGAAGTCCAGAATCTCTGAAGAGCCACCTCTACTCCGTTGGGGGTTTGATGCCAAGTGCGATTATTACGAGTCGACTGATACAAATGCTCCAGTAGACATAGTTCTTCTAGCATTTCCATCATGCGATGTTTTTTAAAGATTCCGCCATCAACAGTAAGAGCATAAGACCAATAAGAGCCGTACAGAGAGCTTGCTCTAGGCCAAGCAAGCAAATTATAATTCTTAACCATCCACATCTCAGTGGGAAGGTCGGGATACCAGTCCCCAGTATGTTGGCGTTTTTTTATATTTTGCCCCATTCTGAGAGACATGGTAAGAACATCGTCTCCCCAAAAGTCAAAGTGATCCATCTCGAATTTGGAAAAGAATATACAGTCGTCGGTAAAGAAGCACACATAATCATTATCTGCGGACGCTACTGCGTGGAGCAGGTCTTTGTATATAGATCGTCCTTGTTGCCAAAATTCAACGTCTGGATGCTCAGACTCAAGTGTTTTGCTGATTTCCGAGCATAGCTCTGAGTTGTTATGAAGAACAATCTTTTGGTCGCAGTTGATAAAGTTTGTTTTAATGCTGTTCAGACACAGGTCTAGCTGGAGAGGCCTGTCTTTGCTAAATACTATTGAAGTAATCACCGAGCTTCTCCTAAAAACCATTCTATGGTTTGTTTGAGTCCGTCTTTAAAGGCTGTTTTGGCCACAAAGCCAAGACGCTCTTTTGCTCTCGTGGTATCCAAGCATCGTCTGGGCTGCCCGTCTGGTTTGGATGCATCGTAAACAATCTCTCCCTCGTATCCCATTTGTTCGGCAATCTCTGACACTAGGTCTGCAATAGTAATTTCCACTCCAGTGCCAAGGTTGATGGGTTCTGGGTTTACGTCTTTGGAAAGCGACGACACAATAGCTTCGGCACAATCGTCTACAAACAGAAATTCTCTCGAAGCTTTTCCAGTTCCCCACACTTCTACCTTATCGGCACCTTCTGTTATGGCGTTATGGAACTTTAAAATCAGAGCCGGAATAACGTGGCTGCTACTGGGATCAAAATTATCGTAAGGCCCATACATATTGACCGGAATGAGATTGGTAGAGTTGAAATTGTACTGTTTGTGATAAGCAATTAATAGTTCCATTAGAGTCTTTTTAGCTATGCCGTATGGGGCATTTGTCTCTTCTGGATAACCGTTCCAAATGTCCTCCTCTTTGAAGGGAACTGGGGTGACCTTGGGGTAAGCACAAACCGTTCCAACCATTATAAATTTCTGAAGCTTTTCATATTTTCGACAGGATTCGATTAGGTTCATTCCCATAGACAGGTTATCGTACATGAACTGACCGGGTTTTTCTCTGTTGACCCCAATTCCCCCACAAACGGCCGCAAGATGAACAACGATATCGGGGTCAAACTGCTGCAATGCATAGTCAACATACTTTTGTTTAGTCAGATCCCACTCTGCCCTACCGTTAAGCGGTATTAACTCGTAGTCATCTATCTTCTTTATTTTATCACAAACGGATTTTCCTAAAAAACCGTTTGCACCGGTAACCATTACTTTAGTGTGCGGCATAAAAATAGTCCTCATATTCTTTTAACCCGTCTACTAGACGGTCTGACAAGTTTTCCAGTCCCAGTTCTTTTAGAATCTTCACCACTCGATGAAACCCCGTATGATTTTGTCTGACATACTCCTGCCCTTTTGCGGCTATTTTGGTTGCCTCTTCGGGATTAGCTAGGTAGTAATCTATCTTTTCCCTAAAATCCTCTGGAGAATCCGCAATCACAAGACCGTCTCCAAACATATTGTACGACTCTACATTATCGGATATACAAAACCCACCCGCATATAAAACTTTGAAAATTCTTTCATTTACGTCAAAGCCAAATTTTTGTGCATGCGGCTCGCTGAGGTTGGGGCATATTTTTGCAGAGGCGAAAAGGTTTTTTACGTCGTGATCTGGCAACACGCCGCAGTACTGATTCGCTGGCCACGGCTGATTTCCGAATATCTTGACTTTATACCTATTGACGGGATCAAGAAGGGGGAATAGGTACTCATTAATTACCTGTCCTTTGTATGGCCAGTATCCTCCTACAAAACCGATGTCGCACTCTAGACTAGGATCAAACTTTGCCCCCTCGTAGCTTGGCACGTCTGCACACATCATCAGTGAGATTGGTTTAATTCCAATGCTTTCAAAGTGGTTGTGTGTTTGTTTTACCGCCTCTTCATCATAATGAATATGCACAAACTCTGGCTGGCCTGTTTCTTCCTTTAGTCTTTTTAGCCTTTCCCTCTCTGTCGGAGAGCAGTACAAAATGTTGTATTTCGTACGATCTACCGAGTCTGCATGATCTCCCCAGTCCCCAGCACGAAGCCCGACCTTTAAATGAGGCCTTTCCTGAATACACTTAATAACATCTGGTGTTAGGTTGTAAGACTGCCCCAAAAACACGGTGGGTTCAAAACTATCAAAGACATCAAACGCCGGAACATTCTTACAATCCCAAAATGCCGTTGGTATGCCACATGTTTGAAGAGCGTTGGCCCACGCCATTCTTTGAAAGTAGTGGGCGTGAGGTCCGTCGTTGGCAATGAGTACTCTCATTTAATATCCTTTATTCTATCTATCTCTATAATAGACATTTCTTTAGGTTCATAACACTCGAAATTACCGCCAGCATCTATCACCATGTTGATAATTTCAAAAGATAACCTCTTTTTGTCTTGGTACTCATATTTTTGAAAAATGCTTTTAAGTATCTTAAATTCTCTTGCGGTGAAGTATGCTATTTGTGCCCATTTTGTGGGCAGACCATACGACAGTATAGATAGCTTGTTATTGCATATGGTTGCACCAACTTCATTTTCCTTGATTTGATTTGTTTTGTCTACTATAATGAATGATTTATCGTAGCTAACATCTAGGGTGTTCTCGTTAAAGTAAAGATCGCCGTGCATAAATAGTATGTTTTCGTTTAACGTGTTGTTGACCGCTAGTCTTAGGCTTTCAGAGGAGTTGCTGCTATCGTGCAGTTGGTTTTCCACCACCCTAGCAATCCCTCTTGTTTTTTTAATCACCTTGTTCGCGTGACAGCCTATGACGTTGATTATTTCTGGGAACTCAAAGCATTGGTTGATGGTATTTACTTGATGTTCGATCAAAAGCTTGTTGCCTATTTTTAACAGGCTTCTTGGCTCATAGGATTTAATCCGACTACCGACCCCAGCAGAAAGAATAGCCACAGTTATCTGTCGGTCGTTTTGGGACTTTGTTTTTTTAGTTTTTGTTATACTTGTTGTGAATCGCTGCATTATCTAGACCCCAGAATTTCGGCTTGTCGGTGAAAAATTTCGGGAGTCATTTTTTTAGACTGATTGTTCTCATGCTGATTGGCTACACCTAAACACTCCGGCACATGTGTCATAACGCAAACGTTGGACAATCTCAACCAAAGGTCGTAGTCTTCTGTGCATCCGATGAACCCCTCGCTCGCTGGTCCATGTAATCTACTATCAAAAAACTCACCATTGGGGAGCTTGACTTGTTCGAGGTATTCTTTTTTTATTAACGAGTTGCTATGCACGATACATCTTTGCATGAGGGTTGCTTTATCATATGAGACTTTGAATTCTCTTTTTGTAAAACTAGGAGACACATTTTCGTAATCAGCATACGCCACTCCGATTTCTTCGTGTTCGACAAGCTTGGACACCAGCTTTTCAACCTTTTCTGGAAAATACGAGTCATCAGCATCGAGAATGCCAAAGATATCAGCCCAATCCCACGCCGCGGCGATGGCGACGTTTCTTGCAACGCTCGCTCCTGAGTTTTTGATTTTCATGAAACAGTATTTCTCAGGGTTCTCTTGGCTCTCTTTATAGTTTAAAAGTTTTTCCCAAGAATCGTCCGACGATCCGTCGTCAACAACGAAGATTTTAATTGGACCCTTGTAGGTTTGTTTGTCAATACTCTTGATGCCGTCAATAACAAAGTGTCCGTAGTTATAGTTGGCACAAATAATCGCAATATTAGGAAGCATTAAATTCCTCCCAAGTTAAAACACCGCTCGTCTGATCCTGTTTTTGGGCGTTCTTTATTTTTTCTATAAAAGTACCCGAGGAGACAGTTTGGTCTTGGAACAACTTGGCCTTGTTTCCCTTTAAAAACTTAAAAAGAAACGCCGGAAACATCAAACCATTGAGACCACTATAGGGCTCAACCATAACCAACTGTTCCAGTTTTATATTGAGTAGTTCATGCAGCTTATCGAGAATGTCGCTAGGCACCAACTCTCCAGCGGAGGTGGAATAAACCCAGCCATTTTGTGCGTGTAAAAACGCCTCTTCTAATACGTCTTCTTCGGATTCCAGCTTGAGTGCTTGGACAACATGATATTTAGTGTTGGTTTCAGCAAAATGTTTTACACAGGATTCCCAGATACCGACGTTATACTCCACTTTATCAGTAACCACCGCCACATAGGCAGCGTCTTCTCCTGTGAGTTGCGTAATACTTGTGAGCGTTATATCCAAGTCTTCGATAGCTGTGGGGTCATCGGTGTCAAGACGAATAAAAAATCCTATACGGGGAAACACCTCTTGAAGAACGGTTTCTTCGGGGTTTAGGGCGTCGTCGAAATCTAAGTCCTGAATCCACTCTTCGGGACGATATGTGTTACAGAATCTTTTTAATATAAAATTACCTTTGTCATCAAGCTTTTCTACTTCGAGCAAGTTGTGTCGTTCGAGAGAGCACCCGATCTGAGTACCTTTTTTTGTGCCCAGATGGTGTTTTTTTTCTTCTGTGAAGACACATCCTTCACAGTTGGTTTGTACTTTTGTCATTCGCTTCTCCTTGTTTTTATGATAGCCATGCAAAACTTCTCATCGAAGTGCTTGGAAACAATCTCTAATCTGGGGCAAACCCATTTTTCTATAGTTTCCATAGTAAGAATGGATTTTAGGTTACCATATTTAAATACGATGTCGTTGATTAATTTTTCCTCAACGCGATCCTGAAAAATATGTTTGGATATCAAATAAAAATCCGGCTCCATGATTGTCAGCTCGCACCCGATTCTCATTTTTTGTAGCACTAAATCTAATACCGCTTCGACTTTGTTATAAGCGAATGAAGATAAGAATCTGTCGCACACAATGCTAGTGGCCTCACTATCCATTACCCCCCTAGAAAAGGTTGCCACGTTTGTAAAGTGCTCAAGGGAGCCGTCTTCGGGCTCAGATTGACTGAGATATATTCTCATTGGAGACCTCCATTACGTCCGTATAGTTTTCGATTGTATCATAAAAAAGATTGTTCCAGTTATCCACGAAGGACTGTAGGTTGTATTTTTCACAAATTGTTTTTCTGGCTTCTTGCCCCAACTTGTTTGCTAAGTCTTTGTCCTTTAGCAACATTTCCAAAAAACCCCGCAATTCATTGGGGTCATTGGAAATTAGCCCATTTTTACCGTGTTCGATTATTTCGGGAATCATACAAGTAGCAGTCGATACGATAGCACACCCGCAGGCCATAGCCTCCATAAGTACGGTAGGAACAGGAGAATGTAACGACGTGTTGTAAAACAAGCGAGATGATCTGTACTCCTCTCGTAAATGTTCAACCGACTCCGCCGCTTCAGATAACCCTGGGCTGTGTCCTAACACCTTTACGGGCAGACCTTGCGTGGTTTGTCTCCAAAGATCAAAACCGCAGCACCAGTCCCTGTTAGGCCAATCATTTACAACAGATAAACAGACGTCGTTTGTCTTGGGTAGTAGCTCCTCGTGCTCTAGTGAACTAGGCTTCCAAAAGTCCGTGTCGATACCGTGCTCGATAACACTAGAATTGCTTTCGTCGAAGCCCCACGCGTTTCTGTTAAAATTAGAGATAAAAGAAGTGCGATCTACTGGTATGGATTGGTATTGTTGTATTTGTTGCTCTGTATCAAATCGAACGTCTGGCAGCACGTGAGAGTGCCGAAGAACTGGAATCGACAGTTTATTTACCGGAGACTTTTGTGTCTCAGATATCAGGTCGTGTGCAATTTCTAATCTCTCGCAACTCGTGTGACCCAAGATCAAGTCGAAATCAACGTATTCCGGTATTGAATCAATCAGATGATAATTTTCTGGAACCTCAGAATAGGCTCGCTCCCACCCCTTGCCAATATTAAGAGAGTAAAAATTGTGTCCCGTTTGACACAAATTATGTTCGTATCTTTCGTGAGTAGGGAAGACTAAAATATTCAACTTGTCTCCCTGTTTGACTTTTCTCATTAAAGATCTGATGGATCTTCTGGTCGCGTTAGCTGTCACTCAGTAACTCCTTCATTCTTTGTCCAATGGGTTTGTGGTCAAAAATCTCTGCTCGGAAGAGACATGCTTCTTTTAAGGTTTTTTCTTCTTCTGTACCATATTGATTATATGCCTCTCGCATGGCTTTTGACAATTTTAAAACATCTATTTCTGACCAAGATGTGGCCGCCGTGTCGAGGTCTAAGAGAGTATCTACCGCCCCGAAACACGGGGTTAGCCTAGATTCAATTGGTTGACCGACACAGAAGTCCATTCCGATACCTTCGGTATAGATAGCGGGGACACCAAGTGCCATTGCTTCTAAAGCTGGAATACAAAACGCCTCGCCTCGGCTAGGCATCACAAAACAGTTTACTTGACTCAGGACTGAAATATAGTCCTGTTTAGGCATTATTCCTGTTACTACTATTTCTTCTTTGTAGTCCCTTCTTATTTTCAGACCTTTTTTAACTTGTGTACAGTAGCCCTGTATTGTTTCCAGTGGAACCTTAGAGGTTTTAATAAACATATTGACCGGCTCTCTTGTCCCAAATTCAATATGAAAAGCCTGAATCAGGGCTTTAATGTTTTTTCTTTCAATAAACTCTCCCACAAAACCAAAAGTAAAACACCCTTCCATTTGTTTTATTTTCTCGCCCCCCGTGTCTTGATACCGAGCAATATCTATAGAGTGTGGAACCATCTTAATAGGAATAGTAACACCACTACGTTTAGCCGCTTCTACGTTTTGTTGGCTCGGTACCCACAGTTCGTCCATCATATTTATTGAGTATTGCCACCCCGTCGTGGAAAAGTCGTGCGATTCCGTGTCGCAAAATCCGATGTTTTTATAACTGGCATCATAGCAGTAAAGATGGGGCAGTGTGTGCTGAATGACAATATCACAGTCACAGTTACTGCTCCGGTTTTTATGCCGTTGTTCCAGCTCCCTTACTCTATCAGGATAGCCTTTGTCTTGGGTCTCAAAGCTAATGGCTCTGGGAACCACATCAATACCCGCCGCATCAAGTGCTAAGATGTTTCCAGCACAAGCGTTCGCCCAGCCAGTGCCATCTCGATAATTTCCTATGTACAACACTTTCATAATTTACTCTAACTTTGATAGGGCTTCTACGGGATACAAGTTATCTTCGGCTAAGTGTCCATGTTTCTGGAAAATCTCGGCATCCACGTACCAGTCTTCTACGGCCTCTTGTGTCCAGACGCCATTTTCAGCCATGTATCCCACGTTGCCAAATAACAATTTGTATCCCAGTGCTTTAAATGTAGCTCTAGACACTTTTTGTTCTTCGGGGTTTCCCCTAAATAAATTGTGTTCATATGTGATCACTCTAAATTGGTATTTTGAAAAATCGAGTTCGCTAAAAACCTTACTCTGGGCGTCGTCCACATCAAAAGACAAATAGTCTATGTTTTCGGGGCAGTTATTCTGCTCTAGTATCTCGTTTATATTATTTTCCATTAGGTCAACGCATAGCAGCTTGCATGGTCTGACTTGCTTTGCGGCATTGATATACGCCTCATCATAGTCTATTCCTATTCCCGTCCACTTCCTCTCGCTCTCTAGCCAGTACGTGTTGCTCATCGAATAAATCCCCACGCTGTCTACACTCTGGTGGCTAATACCAGCCCCTATGTCGAGAAAAAATCCTCCGTCCATATCTAGTATTTTGTCTACAAAACAGTCTTGACCAAATTGTCCCACTCCATATAGTTCTTTAGGCTGGTTGTCCACTTAAATTTCCTCTCAGCGTTTCCCATTCGTTAATTTGGTTTCTAAAGAATGTCATTTCTTGGCACGCTTTTTCAAAGCTGAAGGGTTGGTACTGATCCATTGACGGTAGATGTGATTCATTGAAGTAAAAATCACTATCCTTATTTAAAACCCTGTATTTAAACGTGCAGTCCCGCAAAATCTTGGCCCACAAATATCCGCCAATCCATTGTGGTTTGTGCAGAATGTCTGTAAATATAAAGTCCACCTTATCGGCCAAGTCTCTGATGTTGTCTGGAACGTGCTTGGCTGCCTCGTGTATTTGCGGTGGAGAGAGCCAAGTTTCTTTTGGGTCTCTCATTGGAATCGACGCAATGCGATTAGCCCAAATGTCTGCGGTTTTATCCCAGCTGTAATGAGCTCTTGCTCTTTTTGATATCTCTAAGCCTCTGTTTCTTAGTTTTTGTGCGGCGGTGTGGTTGTCTGTGGTTTCCGAGCTCGTTAACAGTTCTTTTAAAACTTCTACGAACTTATCGTTATTCGGTATCGCTCTGTAACAACCGGTTTCACATTCCATAGAATACGCCAGAGGATTAATGCCGACGCCCCCTATGTTGTCAATGACAGATTCCATTGCAGAATAATATGTAGAGACAACGGGCACTCCGGCATAAGCAGCTTCTAGCTGAGGCATACCAAACCCCTCGCTGTTGGCATATTGTACATAAACATCAAATAAATTATAAATTGCGTTTAGCTCATCTTCGGTAACGGGGTTGTCGAGTCCCACCATTTGTCTTTTAAATTTCTTACATTGTACACAATAACCAACGGAATCCTGAAAAAAGTCCACCTGAAGAACTCCACAGTCCGCACACCTATAGGAAAAGAGTGCTCGATTACTCAATCCAAAACGATCTAGCAACGCAGGGGTCTCCCAGCCGATGTCCGGATAATATTGATGACAGAGAAGAAAAAGATTAGGGTTTTTGGTTTCATCTAAAAGCTGGCGAAATGATTTGAAAAGGTCGGGATAGAGCTTCCTTCTTTGGTTTCTCATTACAGTGCCCACTATAATAGAGTCGCCGTTAACCCCCATAGACTCTTTGTGGGCAACCTTATCTGTGACGGGATAGAAGGCTTCACTAGCGGCCGGAGATGCAACGTCTACAAAGTTGAGATTATCGCACTGTTCTAGCATCACATCTCTGCCAAACTCCGAATACGCCAAAACCGAGTCAGCTGACTGAAAGGTGTTTATCCACTGTGGATTCTGTGGAGCCGCGTCAACGGTGGGCATAATCGCCCAGTGAAACAAGTCTCGAAATGGTGAGCGTTGTTGATATTCAAACATCCACCAGTCCCGAATGTCCATCACAACATCTGGCTGAAAGTCTAAGAGAACACCATTGAATGTTTGTTCGCCAAAAACTCTAGTGGGAGTTCTTTTGTACTCTTGGAATTCTGGAGAGTTGGGATGGGGTTTATTGGGATAAACCTTCCAAGGGGTGGTTTGGATTTCCGTGTCTGTGGAACAGGCGTAGCAAGCAAGCTCTGCAACTTCTAGATTTTGAATTTGAGACAGTCTACTCAAAACCTCTTTGGTGTATACAGAATAGCCAGTAGCTTTCCAAGAGGCCTCTGAAACGAATAAGATCTTCTTTTTTCTCATGGTGTCTTTCAGTTCAGGATTTTAAAACTTGTTACCCTAAAGATAACATAATCTTGATCTTCCGACTCTGTGTCGTTTCGTGCAATAGCCTCAACAGCCATCATGCATCCATCATGGGCATACTTTGCTATAGCTTTTGCGGCGGTGTCCCAAGCTTCAAATTCTAGATAAGTAAAAGATTTTATTTTATCCCCGTCTCTTCCTTTTCTATGTTCTTCGATTTCCAAAGTAAATCGGATTACCGACACACCGTTTTCAAGAAACCCTTCTGGGTCATCCGTGAACTTTCCTAAAAAATGGCATCTATTCATTTTTTTCCTTCAAATTTGTGACACTTGGTTGACAATAAGGGATGTTTTATCCCTCTTAGATATTTCTCCTAACATTAGCACCGTGTTGCCCTCAACCAGCAAATCCCTATGTTCCTCGTAACATTCAGGAAATACAGTGATTGAATCAACAGATCCGCTACCATCTTCAACACACAAAAAGGCCATGAGCTGGCCGGGGTTTTTTCCACGCTTTGTTTTATGGGTTCTAACAGACACAATTTGCACTGCAAGATTAGCTTTACCTGTTATCGTGCCATTTGCAACGTCTTTGCACATAGAAGTTGATACATTTATCTCTATTCCATCAATTTTATCGCAGGTTAATGAGCAACTCATGTACTTCTCTTCATCTGTTGCCATGGTGAAAGTCCTGTCATCAAGATTATAAAAAGGGTTTTCTAATGACTTTTTAATGTCTATCACCGTGGTTAGTCTTCGAGAATTAACCTTGATGGTGGTAACCATGTGATCAATACAAGCTGCCAAGTTCTCCCCATGTAATTCGGGGTTTTTGCCTTTGTGGTTGTCTGCAATAGACTTTTGTTCTCTGGCAGACAGTTGCTTCCAGCTATCAAACTCATAGAGCATCCGCTGTCTGCTGACGGTGTTATTTTTGCCGCTAAAAGCACCGACAGAAATTAAAGCTATAACAGCCCTTTTGTTAAGATTTAATTCGTAAATTATGCCAACAAGGGAATCCATCCAGCTATATTTTGAAATATCTACACTGTTCTTGAGCCCCTCTAACTTGTCACACTCTTTTATCCCAACGTTCTTGACATGTCTAAGTCCAAAGTAAATAATGTCTTTCTCTGGGTGTCGGTAAAAGTTAGTATAAAGATGCTGCAACCGAGGAGGAAGCACCTCGATGTCTGACCGCTTGGCGTCCATAATTAATTGTTTTTTCTCTATGTCGGGCTTTGGTTTTTTGTCCGATCTGTTGAGATACTTTTCATAGAACTTCTTCGGTCTATATGTCTTGCAGTATGCCGACCAGTACGCATTGAAAGCGTATGATACGGCGTGAGATTTATTAAAAGCGTATCGGTTCGATTTTTCGATCCAAGAGAAAATCTCTTCTGCCACCTCGATGGTAATGGTTCCTTGTTTTACGGTGCCCTTTAGAAAGGCTTTTTTTACATTCTCCATAAGGTCGGCCTTCTTTTTGCCAATAGCCTTTCGTAGTGCGTCAGCTTCCTTCAGATCGAATCCAGCGAGTACCTGAGCAATTTTCATGGATTGCTCTTGATATACCAGCACCCCGTATGTTTCCTTAAGAATGGGCTTCAACGACTCATGAAGATACTCTACGGGGCTGTTCGGCTTACCGGCCTTTCGGTCTGCGTAAACCTGTGTCATACTATTGCCATTCGCGTCTTTGGCTTTTAGGCAACCGGGGCGAATAAGACTAATAAGAGCCGCCAATTCTTTAATGTTCCTTGGTCTAACTTCTTTAGCCCAGTGCTTCCCTAGACTAGATTCTAGTTGAAAAACACCCTTGGTATTTCCATCACAAATCAAATCCCAAACCTTCTCGTCTTCAAAGTCGTTGATATCAAATTCATTCATCGGACAATCCATTCCCCCTCTTTATGTGACATACATTTCACCCTTAGAAAAAGCCTTCTCAAATTTAATCTTCTTAGAAAGGTTTCTTTGCATCTTCAAGAACTTGATTAAAATATTAGCCGTGTCTTTTACGTCCTGTAATGCATCATGGGCGTTGTCTGTCGGCATACCAAAATAATCTCGCATATAATCCATGCTGTAACCCTTAACGTCAGCGTTGTTCTCAAACCAGCAATATACGTGCTGCATAAGATCCATTGTGAAGATAGGATTAAACAGCTTTTGTCGTCCACGCTTTTCGTCAATCGGGCCATATGCTTGACACATGCGTTCAACGATGGGCATATCGTAACCATTGATATTATATCCGGCTGCAATCGGGGCAGTCCAGCCAGTCTTCTTAAAGTTGTACTTGTTACAGAACTGACCAAACTTTTTCCAGACGGTTTTGGGAAGTGGTGCTTTTGCGAGTTTGGCTCTTGTCTTATGGGTTATCTCCAGTGCCTCATCTTCCACTGGGTCAAGTCCGGCGGCTATAGCTTTATCGTCATCAAGAATGGGACGCATTTCGCTATTAAAAACTCCCCCGGGTTGCATCGTTAGTTTCCTAGCGTGAATAGCAATTGCCGCAATCTGTGTAGGTTGGCACTTATGGGGGTTTCTACCGCCGGTTTCAAAGTCAAAAACAATTATGTCTCTATAATTCATATCTACCTCTTTATTCTAAGTTCCATAAATTTATCAACAGCTTCGTCTAATGTATGAAAAAGTGCGTGGAATCTATGTTTGTCGGACCACACCTGATATTTAGCTCTAGGCACTCCAATTCTAGTACTCATAACGTCTTCTAGGTTGCACACCGAAACGCCACTACTTTCAATTGAACATCCAGAATAAACTACAGATTTGTATTCATTCTTACTAGCATTAGTCATTACTTGAAATCTCCATTATTTTTGATAATAAGTCAATACCCAACACGTCAAACTTTACGTGTCCCTGTGTTTCTAGATCTCCCATGTCAAATGCTGCAATGGTATCTCCAGATTTGTCTTTTGTCATGGGGCACACATTCGCCAGCTTGTGTTTTGAAATGATTACCCCCGCAGGATGTTTACCCTGCGATTTGTTGGTTCCTTCGATCTTAATTGCCTGTTCAAATAGGTGCGAGAGGGGGCCTTCCAGTTGACCGTCGTCATTCAACATGCACCAGTTTTTCAGGCTCTCTGGTTCATTTTCCAGTGTCCATTTAATAATAGACTTATCGTCCATCAGCTCTAGCTGGTCAGAGATTCTGGACTCATCTGGAATACTCTCTGTTATCGTGTTCATTTCTGCAAATGACACAGCGTCGTTTATTCTTAAAACCTCTTTGATGGCCGCTCTACCCTGAAGCCTGCCAAACGTAATCATCTGAGCAACGTTTTCTTTTCCGTATTTTTGCTTGATGTAGTCAATCACTTCGTCTCTATGTTCTGCTGGCACATCCATGTCAATATCGGGCAACGAAACATAGTCTTCCGTATTACGTCCTTCGTTATAAAAACGCTCAAAAAGTAAGCCATACTCTATTGGGTCAACGCCCGTAATACCCAACAGATAAGAAACAAGGCATCCGGCAGCAGACCCTCTTCCGGGGCCAGCAAGCCACCCCTGACTCTTTACAAAGTTTATGATGTCTTGAACGATCAAAAAATATCCAGAAAGATCAGCCTTGAAAATTACCTTTAACTCACGCTTTATTCTTTCTGCATATATGTTTTCATTCTCTTTGTCTGCAATCTTTTTGCTAGAAAGTAGTTTTTTACGCCAACCATTTCTACATAGGTCTGTCAGGTATTCGTCTGCATCCATTCCTTCTGGACACTTGAATTCCGGTAGCATAGGTTTGTCCGCAACTTCGTATTCTTCGCAGAGATCTGCTATTTGATTTACTATGTCTGTCTCTTTATAAGATTCAGATGTTACGACATCGGGCAAAGAGAAGCCGTCTGACAAAAAGAACTCTTTGTTGTCAATCTCTTGTTGATTCTTGAGAAGCAGGCCGACCTTTTTGAGGGTTGTTTTCATCCCAGAACAAAGCAAGACCCTGTGACAATCCGCCTCGTCCTTGGTGACATAGTACACCTTGTGTTTGTTGTAATTATATTGAAAATGATTGCCCTTAAATAGTTTTTTGAGTCCGTTAGGATCTGGAGAAATACAAATAACATTGCCTCTTTCGGCAGTCTCCTTAAGCACACTTAGATTTTGATTGGATACATACTTTATCAAATCGGTCCATCCGTCCTTATTTTTGGCAAACAGCAAGTAACCCTCAAAGTCGCACCCTATGATGGGCTTAACTCCGTTTTTCTTACATTCTTGATGAAAGTCAACAGTACCGGAAAGGGTTTTGATGTCAGCTATGCCGCATGCGGTATAGCCATACTCATTGCACCGTCGTGCTAGAATGTCGTTTTTGCAAAACGCTTTTTGTAAGCTATAGTGCGTCTTGCAATTCAAAGGTATCCAATTTGATTTCATGTTTTATCTTTTTGCTATCATATTATATTCAGAGTCGGGATCTGGGTCTACCACGAACTTAAATTCTTCAAGATACTTGATAAGACATTTAAGCCGAGGCCCAGAGCGACACACATCATCGGTATGTATGTGTTCAAAAACGATTTGTTTTAAATTTGTTGTATCAAAGTTCACACTCAAAAGATTTAAGGCGTCAAGCCCTTCGGCGTCTATAAATAAATAATCTGTTTTAATGTATTCTTTGAGCAGGGAGGTCAACGAGATTGTGGGAACTTTGAACTCTAGGGACGGTTGCTCGCGGATATGGGCCACCACATGCTCCTTGTTTACCGAGGCAACACGCAGGCATGGGTCTGCTATTGAGGAAAATAATTTTATTTCGTATCCCTCTGTTTCAATCGGGAGAACCGCTAGGTTTCTAAGTTCACAAAAGGGAAATTTTGAATATTTAGCTGTCGCCTTCTTTAAAACTTCGGGGTTTGCGTCGATTAAAATACAGTTTTCTATGTCTTTTTCGTGGTCTACGACAAAAGAAAATACAGAGTCATCGCCGTCACCACATCCTATTTGCACTATGTTCATCTTTTTTTTTCTAAGTACTCCTAGTTGTTCCTGCTGTTTAAAGTTATCGGAATGCGGTTCGGGCCAGATGTCGTATGTTAAATCGTCATTAAGGACAACCGGAAGAATTCCTATTCTCCACTCAATACTGTCTTTCCAGTGCAGCTCTAGTGCCATACTGCTTCTAAAGAACTGTTCAAAAGCCAGAAGCTCCACGGGCAGAATCCGCTCTTGGATCAGTTGTGCCTTGGGCATAAAGGTTATTTCGTGCTTGACATCATCAAAACCCACCCACCAAATATGTTCTTCCCTGTTTCCGTAAGTTAAATTATCGAACAAAGGAAGCGGAACCTCTATGTATCCGTGCTTTGAAATTCTTGATAGTTCGTTTAAAAACACGTCAAGATTTCGGATGTGTTCTGTGATGTGACTGGCAATTACAAAATCAAACTCCTTGTCCTCAAAAGGAGTCTCAGAGGCGTCACACTTGACAAATCGCTTTTGTGGATACAGTTCCGAATGGTCTACAAGATCAGAAAGGGTCTGTGCCTCCTCCCACGCAAATCGCCCACACCCTAAATCTAATATATTCCATTCGAGGTTTTCTTTTAGCAGCTTGCGGATGTGTTCTTTATGGGTTCTTTTGATCATGTTTTTTTGATTTCCGCACCTATTGTAGTAGAAAACAGGAAAAATCCTACAGCTAAAAACCAAGGCCATGCAGAATTGTCCGAATAAGCCAATAAGACTGATCCGCCAAGAATGATTCCCGAAATTAAATATCCCAATATGTAGTTTTTCATAGTTTTTCTTTCTTTATAAAATTTTGTTTAACCCGGTGCTTCGTAATGCCCGATTTCAAAACCCTCTACCTTACACTTTTCTATTGTTTCATCGGGACCAAGGGCCTTTAGGTGCTCGTCCACATGTTCGCATATTGAGATATTGGTGCCGGGCCAGTCGTTCTTATAAAAGTGACAAAGCTTCGTACACTTGAAGCTAGTCCTATTGCGTGAACACAGGCTTGGATAGTCATTTCTTTGTATCTGCTTGAATCGTTTTTTCAACATCTCTAGAAACTTGTCTTGATCCGATTTGTCAAAACATAGGCTAAAGGGGCCTCCATCCTTAATGAAAAAGATAGTCACGATAGCTTGCTTATAATTGGGGTAAAGCTTCGATATGGCATAATTATACAGTAACAACTGCGGATCTTCAAGTAGTTTTTCGTAAGTTTTTTTCTCTCCTGTCGCCCAATTCAGTCTCCTGCCTGTTTTCCAGTCGATAACTTCTATAGTGTCGTCGGCAACCTCTGTCACTAGGTCGATGGTTCCCTTGATGGCTAGTTGACCCTCCATCGTTTCTCCATTTTCCCCCTTGTATTTAAACTTAGCCCAAGGCTCGTCAATCAGAATGTCGAACTGCGGTTCTGCGTCAACAACGTTTCTTTTTCGTGGATCAAACTGACCGTCGTTATAAGCTAATCCCAGATCTGTCGTTTCTCTACAAAATTTAATATCAGCACCGGCATAGTTATGTACACAGTCTTCGGTGTAGTGTTCATAACTTTTGGCTAACACGCGAGCAACGAACGCCTTAGTGAACAAACTCTTTGGGGTGAAATTAATTTTTCCCAAGGCGTCATCTTTAATATATAGGCTCTTTTTTTCTGGGCTGTCTTGTAACTTTTTCTTGCAGCTAGAAAGACACTCCATGACCTTATGTACAATGGTTCCTAGTTGAGCCTTTTTTCCTGACGTTGACCTATGGCCAAGAACATATGTGATAAAATACTGCATCTGACAATAGTCGTAGTTATTGTAAGACGAACTTCTAATATAAGTTACAATCATTATTAATTACCCTTTTTGATAGTGTGAATGCCGCTCTTAAGTCTTGGTTCGGGAGTATTAGATTCGGGGGACTTGGGTTCCCATTGTGCCTTGGCTTCTTCGGCAGTAACTTCTTTTCCCAGCCATCCCCATTTGTCAAGAGTGCTTATTAGATTTTTTGCCGTCTCTAGAATATCCATCTCTTGATTATCAATGACCGCGTCAAAATTGTCCCAGCTATCTAGTGCTGATTCGCTTTTATGAGAGTCCTTGTATAAGGATCGCGTAAGACGAACAACTTTTCCACCAGACTTTTGTATAGCTTCTGCTTCGTTGGGAAACCTGCAATCATCGACAATGGCAAGCAGAGGCTGTTCAAACGCAATATCCGCAAGACACCGGTCTATCCAAATATCTTCATACATCTTTCGACAGATGTCGGTTCCAAAGTATTGTAAAAATTCCCTAGCTGTCATTTTTTTGTTTTTAGACTTATTATTTTTAGTAGGTAAATCCCCCCATCGTATATTTGTAAGGGTGTTTTTTTGTTTGTCTGTTCCGTTACACTGGTCGTAGGTAAGACCAAAAAGACCCTGCGAAATCTCTTTTAGGGGGGCAGCAAAAGAGTATTTCTTAACAAATGGCCACAGACTGTACATGGCCCACTCAGCGAATTCGAAATCTGTTCTAGAGGTGTCGAGAATGGCCTCACCCTGTTCCTCTTCCCCCGTTTCATCAACGATGCCCGTATTTACAACCAATTCCCCTGTCGAGAGAATACTAAAGTCGTCAACAATCCCCTGAGACTTTAGCTGATAGCCGTGGAGAAAATTGGAACATGTGCTTTTTCCGGATTGTTTGCTTCCAGAAAAGGCTAAAATTCTACTTTGCATGGGTCATTCCTTTTAATTGAGGATATAGTTCTTCTTTTATTTGTTCTATAGACATGTCTCCAACATCTTTTTGAGAGATTGAAGGACGACAGTAGTTGAATCTTCTTCCGCATTTTTTTACAATTTGCAAAAAGGCCTTATTGCCAGCTTCATCTGAATCAGTAAGGATAACTAGATTAAGAGCACCGCTGGACTCAAGTAACATAAGTTGGTCATCATTGATGCTAGATCCAAAAATTCCGACAGTATTTTCAAAACCGGCCTCATGCATTCGCCAAACGTCACCCTGTCCTTCGACCAAAATGGCTGTCTGTGTTTTCAATATTTTGTCTTTTGCTAAGTGTAAACCGTATAGTACAGACTTTTTAAAACCCCTGCTGTGCAACCATTTCGGCTGCGTCTTATCGTCTGTGGCTCTGCCCACACATCCTATATAATTATAGCCTTCATCATAGACTGGGACAACAACTCTTCCCGACATTGGTTGATTTTTTACAGAACATTCTCCGACATCGAATAAATCTAGGGTTTCCGGTATATATCCTCTCCCGATATAATACTCTGCTGGTATGTTTATTTTTGCTCTAACCTCATCTCTAGTTATTAGTGGATCTAACCTTTCTATTTTTCGGCTAAAGATATCAATAACTTTAAAGTTATTTTTATAATCCACATCCAAATTCAGTTCTTCGATATCCTTATCTAAAAAATTTGAGCAGAAGGCGGCGGCTTCATTCATCGAAATGCTCTTGTCTCTTTTTTGGGACAAACATCCCCGCACAAAACCAAACAAGTTGTTGACAAAATCTTCTTCGCAGTGATGTGTCCAGCAAGACCAATTTCCCTTTTGGGTCATTCCGTCAGTAAATATGCAACACCCCTCCGGATTGTCTCCGCCGTGGACGGGGCACGGAAAAGCAATCCTATTGGGGTATTCCATGTAGTCTATTCCAAAGTAAGCCATCAGCGATGGCAACTTGGGGAACATTTCATTACAGATTGCCGATATCTGATTCTTCGTCAATATTCTCATCTGTTTCAAAGCCTTCTTGTCTATTCCCATGAATTTCGTTTCTGGTCTCACCCTCTTCTATTCGTCCAAAATTTCCATGCATCTTCATACACACGTAATCGCCGTCATCCAAACCGGCTCCATGTCTTGCCACTATTGGTACAAGTTTTCTATTTCCATTATCAATGCCGTCCGTAGCCACTTCTTCATCGGACTTCATCTTAAAAATCGAGAAACTGGTACACAGCCAAATGAGTCTATCCGACCCCGAGACAACATCTGTGGATTCTCTAGTAATACCATCTCTGTTTAATTGAACAAAAGACAGACACGGTACATCGTACTTAACCATGAAATTATGCAGTTTTGTGATTTGAAAACCCAGAACTTGGTACTCTTGCATTGCAGAACTAATGCTCTCTGATCCCATGAGCTTCAGATAGTCATAAACTATTAGACAGTCTTTTGTTTGGCCATTCTCGTCAAAACCAACGTGCTGATATATCCATTTTCTCATTTGGCTCAAAATGTTCTCAAATGATTCTCCGGCGATACTTATATAGTGATACGGAATTTTTTCTAGTTTGTCTGCGGCCGCAAGTACCTTTTCTTTTTCTATTTCTTTTTCCGAAAATCTACCCGTTGCGATTCTGTTGATCTCCACTCCCGACAAATTGGCTAAGATGCGGTTGTAATGATCTTCTTTTGACATCTCTGTGTCTAACATTAGCACGGGGATATCTAGTTCCCCAGCGACATGTAGGGCCACCTCATCACCAAACATAGACTTACCTACCTTGGGGCGTGCCGCTACAAGATCAACACATTTTCTCCGCAGGCCTCCTCCGATAGCTTCGTCAAATCTCTTAAAACCACTGGGAATGCCAACAAAGTCAGAAACATTTTCTGAAAGATACTGTATATGATCCTGTACACCGTCGCCAAGAACCTCTGTGTTCTTTTTGGACGACTGATATATATCTCCTGTGGCTTCAAGTAAGGGTTCCTCAATCTTAGCGACGATATCCATGATATCTTCGTCGCCGGTGATGGAGCTAAGGTCATTTTCACAAGCTTTTAGATTTCTCTTAAGATCTCTAGCAATCTTTAGCTTTGCTATCTTAGCGGCGTGCACTCCAACGTTTTCTTTGTGAATGGGGAAGTTGAATAACGACCGGATAAACCCAATTTCTTCTTTAGTGTTTATCTGATCGTAAACGCCTAGATCGTTAGCCGCAGACAGGATTGACGACAATTCTACCCGCGTATTTTCCGTGATGGAGGAGTAGATGCAATCGAATATTAATTGATTCGTGGGGTCTGTAAAGGACTGCGAACTAATAAAATCTATTTCTAGGTATGCGTCTAAACCATACTGGCAGAGAGCTGACAAAACGGCTCTTTCTGCCGCCAAGTCTTCAAGTTTTTTTGTTATCTTTTTAGGCATGAGTCACAAATATAGAATTCTCTGTAGAACTGCGGGTTTGTTTCAATCGTTTTGCTGCATCGGGTGCAGGTTTGTTTGATTAGTTTAAAAGGTTCTCGACTTCTTTCTGTCAACCCAATATCGGGAGTCTCGTTTTGGTTGTCCTTGTGTTCTGATCCGTCGTCTGTGAACTTGTTAAATCGAGGCATTTCGTTTACCGGAACGCCCGTCACCCGTCCTTCTTGCTTGGTCTGTTTGATTTCCGTGGTAACGGGACTATTTCTCATTACGTGAGAATGGGTTACGGCGGAAAAGGATTCTTCCTTTTTCTTTTCCGGTTCCCCTGTTAATTTTTCTATGAGCCTCTGCTTTTGCTCTTCTGAAAGGTCTTTTATTAATTTTTCAGCGTCAAACTTAGTCATGTCATCTCCTTCTGGATAAACTGTTAAGTGTCTGGGCCATGTTTTGCATTCTGTCAGCTTTGCCGCTCAATATCTTTACTCTGGCTTCTGCGTGATTTTTTACTTTTAATATTTCACTGGCGAGCGGATTCTCTTTTATGGCTGAGTAGTATTTTTCTTGCCATTTGGTGTACTGTGTTCCGTATTGATTCATCACTGTAGATATTATATACCAAAGGCTGGAATCCGCCCATTCTAAAACAATAATTTCTTTTGCCTTAACGGACTCTAGATATTCACTATACGCATGTAGTTCGTAAGCATAGGCTAAACACTCTTCTCCCGTCAACATTTTAAGATCGTCGGCAGAAAAGTTTAAAAGCCTAGAGATATTGCCACGACGCTCTTCGCTCTTCGGCTTTTTAGTTGGGCCTCTAGCCGATATAATGTTTTTACACTCAATCCAATCGTCTACAGCTTGTAAAAACTCATTCAATCTTTCTTCGCCTGTCACTGCTTATACCTTTCTACACTCGTGTTCGATTAGATCCAGAAGCTCTGGCAAATTTTTTCTTAACAGAAGATCTTGGTTATACTGAATATTTTTCCCACACCGTTCTTCAAATTCGGTAATTAGCTTAGGAAGATCGGTCATTTCATATCTGTTCACCAAGATCATCGGCCATATTCTGGAAAAGATACGATTTGCATAGTTATTTTGAACTACTGGCACCACGTTCATAAATATGCACTCCCATTGCCTATCGGTATCAACACCCACCCCTTCTGGGGCTATGCAGTACTTATATGAGGAAAGAGTGGCTAAAAATTCATCGAATGGCAACACATCGTCACACAATAGTTTATCGTCCAAATCTTGATCTAGTGTTGGAAACCTTCTCGCAAAGCGGTGGTCGATATAATCCTGAGCAGCAGCCCATTCAGCTACGTTTAGTCGACCATGCCATGTCATTGAAAAATTGGCGTAACAAAGATTTTTCTTGGGGGTTTCTCTTAGATGAGCAAAGTCGGCAATTTCTTTTCTACAGATTCCCAACGGAAGAGGATATATATTGTCTCGCAGTTTTTGGGGTAGATGAGTTGTAAACCACCTCTTATATCTACTTGCAATAGAGTCCAAATCTAGAACTATAAAATAACCTCCCCCATTGACACAGAGTTCATAACCGGTTAACCTGTGTTTTTGTTTCCCCATTTTTCTCAGGTTGTTGGCATCGTTCTCTGTAATGATTGTATCACACGCCAAGTCATCGGGGTGTAGATCACACTTTTCTGAAAAAGACTCGATGCAAGAATAACTATGGGTATCAACAGGGAGGAGGCCAAGCTTATGCTCAAGGTTTATGATTCTTAACTGCGACAACCGTAGGCACGTATATAACGCACAGTATAAAAAGTCGTCATGGCGAGACAATTCCTGTGTGCCGTCTTCACTCTTATTTAAGTCTCTGATGTAAAATAAATCGTCTGTCATATTTTATCTCTCCAATCCTCTTCTGATTCATCGTAGTTAAATTCTACAATCTTAATATCGTTTATTCTACACCATTCTTTTTTATCTCGGTCTCTAGCTTGTGCCCTAAAGAAGGCAAGCTTGTTCTCAAAAAAGAACTTATTAAATTTAAAATGTTGCTCTCCGTGAACCTCGACAATTAAGTTTCGGTTGGGTATAAAAAAATCTGCCCGAAGCGTGCCCCGACGAATACCATTATTTGTACCGACGAGCGACACCTCTTCCAATATTCTATCATACGGAAGGAGAATGTCAAGTAATTTTTTCGCTTTTTTATGAAGATTTGATCTTTTTTTTGACGAGGACTCTTTGCCAGACGGATTCCAGTTGTATTCCTTTCCATCCAAGCCTGTTATTTTCATAACATTTCCTTGATTGCCGACTCAAGAAATGTAATCAGTTTTGGGTGCCCCGACAAAAACTTGAATAGGTTATCTTGTCCCTGAAACTTAAACGCCTTGATCAAAGCTTCTTCGTCATCCACGTTGAGTTCTGGTTTAATCTCCTTAGCCAACTCTTTACAAGCCCCCATGAACGAACAGGAGAACCAAGCACCAGACTTATCAATCAAACCCAAGTCACAAGCAAGCATTAGTATCTCTTGTGTTTTATCAATCCCGTGACCATACCTAAGATAGCTCTGAACTTGGCCTCCCGGTGGCCCCATCGACGAACAAACGATTCTCCAATTAATAACCTGACCTATTCTGTCTCCGTTGGTGTTCGTCCAAGGAGACACCGCCGAAACCTTTTCTCCACCTCCCGCGATTTCCATTCTTGTATCGGCTTGGTATTGAATTTTATTACCCCCGTCAGACATCTTCGCCTTGCCAAATCCGCCCGTGTTAGCAATGTAATGCGTTATAGCGATAATCAAACCACGCTGACGCGGCAAAAGCTGTCCTATCTTCTTTGTAAAAATCGACAGGATCTTTGGAAGTCCCGCTCTGGTGGGACTAAAGTCACCATCCAGCTCTTTCTTAGGTAGGAGAGACGATATGGAGTCAATTATTAAAACCGCCCCATAGTAATCTGGATGACTCATCATTTTATAAGCAACATCAAGAAAATCTTCTGCTGGAATCGGCTTATCTTCGGGTGCAACGACGGTCATCTTGTCGGGGTCTAGATCCTTGACCTCAAAGTTCATGTCTTTTAATCTACCTTCTGCATCTAAGTAGATAATGGGTCTACCTTCTTTTTGGCAGTTTGCGGCAATTTGCATGGCAGTAGTCGTTTTGCCAGATTTAGGATCGCCCGTCAATGTTAGCCAGCTGCCCTCTTTAATACCACCCCCCAAAGCTATATCTATTGCGGGGCTAACCGATATGGTCTTGTAGTTCTTTTTCTCCTCCAAAACTTCGGTGCCACTACGAATTATTTCTCCATAATCCTTGATTATCTTTTTCAGATACTCAGGAGTCTTTATCTTGGTTGCCATCTAGTTTCCTCAGTTTTGACATTAAGCTGTTTTGGGGTTTCTGTTTTCTCGACTTATACTCACCTTTGGGAAGGTTGATTATAGTCTTCTTCTTTTTGGCTTGCTCGTCTAGTATTTTTTTAGATTTTTTGATTCCTTCTTCAACAAAGTCTAGCGACAACACAAATTTCTTAGACTTGTGCAAAAACCCTAGCGAATAGACATTTTTTCCGCTGGGGCCTTTTAGATAATGTAGTACCGTCTTTTCGCCATATTTTTTAATTAGTTTTGACGCCATTCTAACCTGTGTTTGGTACTGTTCGTTTTTAGAGTTATTCCAAAATTTATATTCGAGACTGCCGTTGTTTTCTCTTTCGCTTCGACGTATGCACACAAGTTCTGCTATATATTGTGCGGCATTACATGGTTCCGATGTCGAGATACTCTTGTACGTTCGGGTGTTTGAGTTTTTCTGATTCATTTTTAAAAATCATGTTCTGAAAATTCGATACGGATAGTCCCCTAACGGACTCCCTTTGCTCAAAATTATTTATCGGCCAAGTGTACTTTGCCACATCAATATAATCACATGAGTCCCTTAGTAATGACACGGTTAAAGTTTGAAAAGACTGAGCATGTGAACCGTCCATTGTCTGTTCTTTTCCAAGGCCACGCAAAATAGAGATTCCGTCCAAGCCGTTTGGATCTTCAAAAAACACTCGACGCTCCGCCCCGAACATATATAGCTCAATCTTTGCAGGCAGAACGTTATTGAGGGAACAGTGGTCTCTTAATCTGTTCCAAGGGTTATCAAGTTCCGGTCTTTCATAATCACCATATACGGGAGTGCCATCAGTAAGCGTTATCTTCCAGCTTATTATCAGCTCCTCATGACATAGTTTTTTCATGTAACCGTCTAAAGTCGTACAGATCATTCTTTTTCTTTGATCTGGTGGATAAACTGCTTATACCTGTCTGGTGTTTGCGGGGCTTCGTTTTCATCATTGGTCTTGTTTTTATCCGAAGCCATAGATGCTGATTCTGTCATGACGGTGACTCCACGCTCCTCGTTTCTTGCAAAAAGACCGCTAACATCTTCTCTGGGTTCGGACTCTTCTTCTAGAGTATCAACAAATTTTTGCACAATGGATTCTGAGCGATCCATCTCTTTTGCAATTTCGCCAATTTCCCGCGAACGGTTTGTAGTTATATGTTCTTTTTCTTTGTTTGAAAGTGGACCTTTTTTCATTTTTTTACTCCATAATAAGTCGTCTAGCTCTAGTGAAATACATTGCGTTTTTGGACTTTAAATACTTGATATAGCTCTCAAAGGCGTCCTTAGCAACCTTTTTGTATTGATATAGGCTCCTGTTGCAGCGAGCATCAACCCCGTGCGGGTCTAATATTTCACCACGCCCATATAAGATGAATTGCTGTACAGAAAAATCCTCGTAATTAAGGAACGTTGATACTTCTTTGGCGACCGCTTGGGCTTCCTCAGCCTCTTTGCCCGCCCTGTCATAAAAAACAATCTTGACTTTTAATGGATCTGGTAAGTTCAAATCAGAAACGTCTTCGTTCTCTCCTCTAGCCATTGTCAATCTTCTCCAAAGTGTTTTTAAGTTTTTTTATGCACGCCGCTTCTGATGTTCCCTTGATTACGAATTGTGCCTTATTCGAAATTTTGTATTTTTTTAGTGCCCTCTCCCCCATCACATGGATATCTAGTGTTCCGTCTGGGTTCATTGCTCTGATGTCTATTTTCATTGTTACAATCCCTATGTGTGGCTTCATGCTTCTAGGCATGTCGTCGCTAGCATGGTTCTGACCAACTATTTTTGGCCCAAAGGGGAGATTGGGCGTTGTGTTTTCCATCTGTTCAAAGTTGATGTTTCCGTCTTCTAGGGTCTTCTCGTCCATTAGTCTCCCTCTCTAATCCACTTTGTCTGTTGTTCCGGTGTCATTGAGACAATTTTTTGATGTCTTTCTCTTTTGTCTTTTACTTCACTGCTTTCTAGCAGGTCTTTTATTTTTCTGTCTTGCTTTTCGTAGAAGCCCATATTTTTGTAATTTTTTTCTGCTAGCTGTCCAATCGTCTTGGCTTCCCCCCTTATAAAGGTGTGTGGAGCGTTGATGAAGACTTTCCTGAGCGTTTCCTCTCCGCAAACAGGACATTCTAGCGTTGAGGGGTCACTCATACGCTGTCGAACCTCTGTGTAATATGCACACGGCTCACATTCAAAATCATAAAGAGGCATTTTTATCCTTTCGTCAATTTCTTTATTATGGGCAATCCTCATCAAGAATGCACTTTTTTATTTAAGTCTTTCCAAAATACTTGAGATGATCTTATTTCTAATTATGTCGGAGTTATCTAATTCGCAAATAGAAACTCCAGCCAGATTGTCTAGCTTGGATATACATGTACGGAGACCACCGTGTTCACCGTTTCGCAAGTCTGTTTGGTCTAGGTCTCCGTTTATGATAGCCTTAGACCCAATTCCAATTCTGGTCAAAAACATTTTAATCTGCTCAAATGTAGCGTTTTGTGCTTCGTCCAGTATCATGAATGTATCATGAAAATTTCTTCCACGCATGTACTCAAGGGGACATATTTCTATTATATTAGTCTCTCTCATTAAGTTGTATGTTTCTAGTCCTAAATATAATTTCATTTCCTCCATTATTGGAACCAGATAAGGCTGAACCTTTTCTGTTAGCGTACCGGGCAAAAAGCCTAATCCTCTTCCAGACTCAACAACGGGTCTTGTTATAACTATTTTTGATATCTTGTTTTCTAGAAGATATTCGCAACCCATTCCGACGGCTACTGCCGTTTTTCCGGTTCCGGCTGGCCCAGAACAGAATGTAATGTCGGATTCGGACATTCCTTTGAGATAATTGGTTTGATTGGGTGTTTTGGGCTTCAGTTTTTTGCGGGAAGATCGGACGGGTTTTGTTTGTGTTGCTCTTTTTTTTCTAGCCATAATTACCTTAATAGATGGTCCCAGATGTGGGATTTGGATACAGCGTGCCGGATTTATATGTTATAAAATCACTGTGTTCGTTTTGATATGAAAGGGTTGCCTCCACGTTTCCTCCGCCTCCCGCATCTCCTCCAGAATAGCTAATGTCTGTTAGGTAATTCTTTTTTCCTAGCAACCAATGCATATATAATTCGGTTCCGCCGGAATTCTGTGCTGATGAATAAATGGCTATTTCTCTTTCCCACTTGTATATCTTGAGGGGGTCAAGAATACTGGTTGTGTTGTCCAATGTCTGGTCCTCAATTCTCCACTGCCACGCTTGGTTGCCATAGTATTGATCTCTAACAACACCCGTAAAGGAGGCCGTCACAGCAACAGGAAGCGTTACTTGTTTCATTTCGTTCTGTCGGGGGTAGCGTTCTTCGTCCAAGTCTCCACGCGTTCCTCCAAATTCCCCATAGTCGAACATGTCGGAATAGTCTATAGACGCCGATATTTCGATACTTTGCAGCCCCAAGACAGGTACATTAACTGGTGGATTCCCCTCTTTTTTGACTTGACCCATATCAAACATTCTTTGAACCTCAAGAGGAAAAACACAGAGGTTTGTATCTACGTGTTTTCCCTGCATAACCGCCCCAGCACTCTCGGGGTAAGCACTAAGAGCATCATAGTTACTACGAGTGGTATTATCATTATGTGTTGCGACCCCAGTGACGAGCGTAATGCTTTCAGTTACAGCCCCCTGAACGGAAATGGAGTAACTTATTTCTGTTAGAAGACAGCAACGATAGGTAGTTTGTGACACAACGGTACCCGGGTTCGGTGGCAAACCATCGTCGTCGTCCCCCATATCTGCAAAAGAGTCTCCACCATAAAGTAATGTAATATCGTAGTTTCTCAACGAACCGGAAAAACCATCAGAACCAATGTTAGTGGATTTCAGTATGTGTGAATTCTTGTAGGAAGAGGGATTGCCTGCCGGATAATAGAATGGTGTACCACGACCCAATGCTGATGTCGCTCCGTCTATAACCCTGTCTATGGTTATTGTGAAGATCTGTTTTCCGTAGCTACCATATTCCTTCTGGAAACGACCAAAATCAGAATAAGGCGTTCTTTGAAAACTAGAGCTCACCCCTACGGATTGGACTCCAGACAAAAGATCTCCGTCTTCGGGGGCATCGGCCCCGCCGCTTGTGGTGCTTTGGCGTTTTTTAAATAGAACGGCTTGGCAGGCATAAAATATGCGGCCATTATCTGGGGAAAATACACTGGTTGCCACTTAGAATTCCTATCAAAAAAGGCGTCTAGTTTAATACTATATACACACTTAGTTGGTCTCTTTAATGGTTTTTATTTAAATGTGCCTCAACAACTATCGCATCTCCTATTTGTTGGGTCTCGACAATTGATCA